GATGCTAAAGCTGCTGCCGATGCTAAAGCTGCTGCCGATGCTAAAGCTGCTGCCGATGCTAAAGCTGCTGCCGATGCTAAAGCTGCTGCCGATGCTAAGGCTGTTGCAGACGCTGAAGCTAAAGCTGAAGCAGATATTGTTATTACTGACGATAATGGTGATCAAGTAGACATTACAGGTGTAACTCCTGACATGCCTGATACAGAAATTGTTATAGAGCCTGAGTTTGACGTAGAGCCTATTGTAGCTGAGCCTATTGTTGTCGACATAAGTGAATCAGGAAGCGGCGGCGGTGCTGGCGAAGGTGGCGATACGGGCGGTGATGCTGGTGCTGCTCAACCGCCTACAGAAACTTCTGATCCAGCAGCAGAAGAAAACAACTGGGAGTATTTAGGTGACGGTGTTTTTAAACACGTAGAAACTGGAGAAAGTGTACAAGAAACTATCACAGGGGAAGACCCTTACATAGTAGGCGATACTTACAGCGGCCCTTCATCAGGAAGCGCAGAAGACACAACAGACCCTTCTGAAGTTATAGATATTATTTCTGATATTTTAGAAGACACAACTGCTGAATCACCAGTGTCTAGTGATCCTATAATTACCTACGATCCTACAACTGTCACAGACCCAGCAACAGGCACAGCAGACACAGGCACTGCTACTGGTGATGGCACAGGCACTGGAACAGGTACGGGAGACACTGTTGGAACTGGAGACACTACTGGCACTGGAGCAGGTGGTGGAGACGCTACAGGCACTGGTGACGGCACAGGAGATGGTACAGGCGCAGGTAGCGGCTCAGGCACTGGTGATGGCACAGGCTCAGGAGATGGTTCAGGAGACGGTGAAGGCGAGGGTGAAGGTGTTGGCACTGGAAGCAGCACACCTATAGCAGCTACGTCTACTACAGACTCTCTCTTCGGTGACTTACTAGGCATTGATCAAACAATAACAGCTCAAGAGCGTCTAATGCCTTTTAAAGCGTCAGAGGCTCGTAGACTACAAGAAACAGAAGCAGCACAAGCTAACCTGCTACAACGATTCATACAACCAGCACAACCAACTAGGCCGCAAGGCATGTTAACGAGAAGGTTCTAATAATGACATATTTACAGCTAGTCAACAGCGTTATGCGTAGACTGAGAGAAGACGAGGTGACCACTGTTGGTCAGAACAGTTACTCTAAACTCATAGGAGAGTTCGTTAATGACGCTAAACGCTCTGTAGAGGACTCATACGACTGGACAGCCCTTCGTACCACGTTAACTGTCTCTACCACTGCTGATACGTTTAACTACGTTCTAACAGGCTCTCAGAACCGTATGAAGCTGCTGGATGTTATTAACGACACCTCAGACTTCTTCATGCAGTATCGTTCCTCTCGTTGGATGGACAATGCTTTCTTGATTGAGACACCGCCTATTGGTTCACCACAGTTCTACAGCTTTAACGGTGTAGACGCTAACGGTGACAACGCTGTTGATGTCTACCCTAAGCCTAGTGGTGTGTTCCAGCTACGCTTTAACGTGGTTCTACGTACATCAGACTTCACCGAAGACACGGATAAACTAGCTGTTCCTTCTTCTCCTGTTGTGCAAGTAGCAACAGCATTAGCTGCTAGAGAGCGTGGAGAGACACAAGGTACTAGCGCAGGTGAGATGTTTGCTTTGGCAGACAGGACTCTATCAGACGCTATTGCTATTGATGCTTCACAACACCCTGAAGAAACTATCTGGTATTCCTAAATGGCTAAACCACTACAGAACATTACAGTAGCAGCGCCAGGATTTTTTGGCCTGAACACACAGGACTCTCCGCTGTCCTCTGATGCTTCCTACGCCTCTGTTGCTGACAACTGTGTCATTGACAAGCTAGGTCGTATAGGTGCGCGTAAGGGTTACAAAACAGTTACTACCAACGGTGCAGCAGTCTTAGGTACTAGTCGTGGCATTGAAGTTATCTTTGAGTTTATTAACAGAGCAGGTCAAACAACTGTATTTAGCTGTGGTAATAACAAGATATTTACAGGTACTACTACACTTACTGAAGTAACTCTACCTGTTGGATACACTATCGGCGACAACAACTGGAAGGTTATGTCGTTTAACAACGATGTTTACTTTTACCAATCGCAACATCAACCTTTAATAAGCGTAGCAGGTACATCTACACTTACTGGTTTAACTTCTACAGGCGGTGGCTCAGCTCCACAAGGTAACGAAGTCTTAGCTGCTTTTGGTAGGGTTTGGACTTGTGACGTGTTTGACAACAAGTATACAATCTACTGGAGTTCTCTACTAGCTGGCGATAATTGGCAGGGTGGTTCCGCAGGCTCTATAGATTTAACAACCGTCTGGCCTACAGGTTATGACGAAGTTGTGTCGATTGCAGAGCATAACGGCTTCCTGATTATCTTTGGTAAGAAGAGCATTATCATCTACTCAGGAGGCGAGAGTCCTTCTGCTAATCTAACATTAGCCGATACCATTGAAGGTGTTGGTTGTGTTGCTAGAGACTCTGTACAGTCTACAGGTAGTGATCTGTTCTTCTTGTCTAGTCGTGGTGTTATGTCACTAGGTCGTCTTCTCCAACAGAAGTCTTTACCTTTAAACGATGTTAGCAAGAATGTACGGTCTGACTTGTTACAGTCTTTGTCTATCGAGGTACACGCTAACGGGCGTAGAGAAGCTATTAAGTCCATCTACAGCCCTACGGATGCCTTCTATCTGTTAACCTTCCCAGACAGTTCGATAGTGTACTGCTTTGATCTTAGAGCACCTCTAGAGAACGGTGCGTATCGTGTAACAACATGGTCAGCTATTAAGCCAATATCCTTTGCTATCTTTGCTGATGATCAACTATACATGGGACACGATGAAGGCATTGTTGAGTATGGTACGTACCTAGACGGTGCTACTAAGTATCAAATGCGCTACTTCAGCAATGCGCTAGACTTTGGTAACTCAGCAAACCTCAAGTTCCTGAAGAAGTTTAACCTGACTGTTATCGGTGGTCAGAACGCACAAGCTGTTTTAAACTGGGGTTACGACTACACCTCTGCATTCACTAAGCAATCCTTTACGCTAACAGGTTCTACAAATCCTGGAGAGTACGGTGTTTCTGAATACAACACAAACGCTGAGTACACTGCGGCAGCTACTGTTAACACTCCACGAGTAAACACAGCAGGCAGTGGCGAAGTAGTTACTATCGGTGTTGAAGCTGAAATCAACAACTCTGCTTTTTCTATCCAAAAAATTGACATACATGCCATATTAGGGAGACTAATCTAATGTCTAATTACACAAAGACAACCAACTTTGCAGCTAAAGATGCTCTAACCACTGGCGATCCCAACAAGATTGTTAAAGGATCAGAGATTGATACAGAGTATAACAACATCGCTACGGCTAGTGCTTCTAAAGCTAACACAGCTAGTCCAACTTTCACAGGTACTGTTACAGCCCCTACCGTGAATATTGTAGGTACATTAACGGCTGGAACTATTACTGGAGGAAGCTACTAATGGCTAACTGGATGGATGCACTGCAAGGCGGATTAAGCGCGGCAGGTTCTTATTACTTATCTGACGAAAGTATTAAAGACACTAAAAAGTTTGGCGAAGAAGCACAAACAGGTATGGCTGGTTTAGCAGGACGCGCCCGTGAAGACACTACTTTTAAACCTTACACTGTCACTAGTGGCTTAGGTAGTGTAGCTGGTAATGCTGCTGGAGGTTTTGATGTTAACCTATCTCCAGAGCAGCAGGCGATGCAGCAGCAGTTAATGGCTCAATCGCGAGGTTTATTTGGACAGGTAGGTCAAGACCCAGCAGCGCAGCAAGCAGCCATATACGAGCAAATAAGAGCCACACAGCGCCCTGAAGAAGAACGTAACCGTTTAGCTATGCAAGAGAACTTGTTTGCTAGTGGTCGTGGCGGTATCTCCACTGCACAGTATGGTGGTTCTCCTGAGCAGTTTGCAATGGCTAAAGCACAGGCAGAAGCACAAGCAGGTGCGTCATTAGGCGCTCGTCAACAGGCACTAGCTGAACAACAACAGTCTTTAGCAGGCGCTACTGGTCTAATGAACGCTGCTTATAACCCACAAGAACGAGCATTGAGTCTATATGGTGCTGCTACTCCGTCTGCTGGTTTTGCTGATATTGGACGTAGAACAGGTACAGAAATTGGTTCAGAGCTTGAGCTAGGTGGTCTGACTGCTAACCTAGGCGCTAGAGATTTAGCTAGTCGTTTAGAGCTTAAGCAGAATGAAGGATTGTTAAAGGCTATTATGGGTAAAGACCCTACTGCGTTAGAAGAAGCTCAGATAGCTAAGCTATATGCAGAAGCAGGCATGACTAATCCAAATTCTGGTGGTGGTGGTTTTTGGGGTTCAATTTTTGGATAAGGAGAAATAACAATGGCTAGACAAGATATAGCAGGACTCCTTACGGGGATGCCTCAACAACAACGACCTAATCCTAACATGTCATCAGCAGAGTGGCGCTTAGCTTTTGGACAACAACAAAGCGATAATATGGCTCGTGGACTACAAGGTGCTGTTGGTGGTTTAATGGGAACAGG